CCGAGCGAGACTGGGCGTGGCCGCTCAAGCTGGCGCCGATGGACAAGCTCGTCCTGTTGGCCATGGCTGAGATGGCCAAGAACGCCGAGGTGTATGCCAGCAAGGGCAAGCTGTCGGCCATGACCGGGATCACCGCTCGCCGCGTTGGCGACGTGGTGCAGCGCTTGATTGCCGCCGGATTGGTCAAAAAGGTCCGCGACCATCGCATCGAAAACGGTAAGCGGAAGGCATGCGACTATGTCCTGTCGGTGGCCATTATTGATGACGCAGCGTCATCGATGACGGAGCGTCATCAAGGACGTGGCGTCATCACTAGTGGTGACGCAGCGTCATCATCATTGGTGACGCAGCGTCATCCCAACCTAAAGAACCAAAAGGAAACCCAAAATACACACGGCTCGGACGCTGGCGCATCCAAGCCTGTTCGTTCCCAAAAACCCAAGTTTGACCCCGCAGCAATTTCACTCCCGCATGGTAATGCGCTCTCAGCGGCTTGGGCTGAGTTTGCCCAGCACCGCCGCGAGATCAAGGCGCCGCTGACCCCGACCGCAGCAAAGCGCATCATCGACGACCTTGCCTCGGTCAACGAGCGCGCCGCCGTCGAAGCCCTGCGCAAGAGCGTGAAGCACAGCTGGCGGGGCGTGTTCGTTGACGCTCCTAAGGACGCTCCCAAGGTCGTCCCAATCCGCACCGGCCCAGTGCAGCCCTCGGAGGCCGAGCGGAGGATGCTGGAGATGGAAGCTCGGATGAAAGGAGCGGCATGACGCAGTCGGTGATTTTTGCAACCCCTGACAGCGACATCGCTCCGGTGACGGAGGATGCGGCGATTCAGCCGGCCGATGCGCGCGACCGGAAGGACGAGGAGCAGCAGCGCGGCGACATTGCGGAGTGGTTGTTTTGCATCGCGGCGCGGGAGCGTGGCTATCGGGTCCGGCATCTGGGCGGCGGATGCAAGGGATACGACGTGATCTTGGAGCGCGACGGACTCCGGCCGATGTTTGTGCAGGTCAAGCACACGCTCCTGCGCACCAACGACGGAAGCAGGTTCTACCGGATCTCAAACAATGTTGCCGGGAAGACCTATGATTTGAGCGCCTACGACATCTTGGCGGTTTACATGTGGGACCGCGGCGACTGGGTCTTTTTCACGCGCTCCGAATTGGGCGACCGCGGATCAACAAGCTACACGCCACCGGAGCTGCGTATGCGTCAGGCAAGAAGCCATGCCTGCGACAACCGCGCTCCCAACAATTGGGAACTTCTAGACGCCCTCACTGCGTCCCTCTGCGCATGAAAACGCTGATCCTCTCAGTCTCCCGCAACGACACCTACAGCGGCGGCTGGGTCGCCGGCATGGTCGGCGCCATGACCAGCCCGCACTTCGGCGGCTGGCTCAAGATGGAGCACGAAAGCGATATCGCACGCGGCCGGAGCAAGCTCATGTGCAAGGCGCTCGAGACCCGCTTCGACAACTTCCTGTGGATTGATGACGACATCCACTGGACCCGCGAGCACTTCGATGCGATCAGCGAGTTGCCGGTAGACTGCGCCGGCGGCGTCTATGTGAAGCGGCATGCGCAGAGCCGCGAGGTGTGGAACGACGAGCTGGGCGAAGCGTGCCCTGGGCATCCTGATGTGGTGCAGGTCAAGGAGGTCGGCACCGGCTTCCTCCGCGTGACCCGCCGCGCCGTCGAGCTACTCAAGGGCCGCGTGCCCGAGGCTCCGGCCAGCGGATTCACGCACTACTTTGCTGCGGGTGTCACTGCGGACGGCGCCTATCTCTCGGAAGACTACGCCTTCTGCGCTGCGCTGCGCTCGGCCGGCGTTCCCATCTGGCTGCATCGTGGCATCAAGCTCGGTCATGTCGGCACGCAAATCTACCGGCCATGAAGACCATTAGCATCGTCATGCCGCTCTACAACGACGCCTTTAACGTGCGCCGCGCGCTGGACTCCGCGGTGTCCCAAGGCGCCGACGAGGTGGTTGTCGTTGACGACTGCTCGACAGACGGCAGCTACGAGATTGCCTGCAACTATCCGGTGCGCGTCATCCGGCATCCCGCGAAAAGCGAAGACCACAACAAAGCCCTTGAGCCCATCATCGAATCGCTGACCACCGACTACGTCATCTGTCTCGCCTCGGACGACTGGCTCTATCCCGGCATGGTCGCCGCCGTGCGCCGCGCCCTGTCGGCTTCGCGCGGAGAGCCCGGCATCATCTCCTGCGAGTTTGACGCCGTAGACAAGGACGGGCAGCTCATCCGCACCAACCGCTTCTCGCCGGTGCAGGTTGAGTTCACGCCGGTGACTTATCGCGCGTACGCAGCGAACTTCACCATGCGCCCCGCCAGCGGATGCACAGCAGCATTTCGCCGCGACATGCTCGTCTGGCTGCAGCGCGAGGACTACGCCTCGCTCGGGCCATGGGCCGACATGTGGGGTTGCCTGCTGGTCAGCCTCATCGCTGGCGCTGTGTATGTGCCTGGCCCGCTCGGCGCCTTCACCATGCGCGGTGACAGTTACTCCGGCAGGATCTGCCGCGACCCGATTCTGCGCGCCAAGTATCTCAAGGCCGCCGAGGCGTTCCTCCTGCGTCCGGCCATCATGCCGATAGCCCAAGGAGTCAAATTTTGCATTTAGGACTCATGCAACAATTCTCAATACCCGTATGGCCTAGGACAGCGGATGTCCGACCCCCTCTGCAATATTGAACTCATATTTATGCAAACCCGCAAAAAACCCAACAAGGTCGCCAAGTCGTCTCCGGCGAAGAACCGCACCCTCAATGTCAACGTCGAGTATGTCGAGGAGATCGCCGATGAGGCTATTGCCACGATCATGGCCCTGCGCGCCTTAGTCCGACAACTCGCCATGGAACTGGAGGACCGCAAAGATGCACGCTAAGAACGGTCGGCCGATCAAGATCGAGGAAGGTCTCCCGGGCTATCCCCGCGGGATGAACCACCTGCTCATCCACGCAGCCTGCGACCGCTTCCTCGCGTCCCGCGGACTGCTCAACACCGACCCGACTGGCCGGCGCTTGGCTTGGCTCTTTGGAAAGCGGAGGACCGCGAAATGAGCGTGGATTTCACAGTCGGCGAGGTCGGCTTCGGTCCCGCTTTCGGCGACCGCAATGACTGCGAAGTTGAGATGCTGGAAGCGCAGCTCGCCGAGAAGCAGCGGCACATCAATGCCCTCCGGCGCGTCCTGCAAAAGTGCGCGGCGCTGTCGCCGGAAATCAGCGATTTGAAGCACGAAGTTTTGCTCGAAACCGCACCGGAAAACCATTGACTTCGCTGCCAATGTTTGCCAACATTTGCCAACAGACGCCAAGACACCACGCAGCACCCCAGTGTCATGGATGACAAACCCACAGAACCACACCTTCACATCACACCATGGATGCTCGAATCATTCGATCTTGTAGACCGCGCGTGCGACCGCTGGCTGCGTCGTCGCGCACAACTTCGGAGGCGCGCAAGTGAACATCGCGCTGACACTCCTAATGCTCATTTGGCTGATCTGCGCCGCACTGGTGGCGACATCGCTAATTGAAGACGACGACGACTTCGGAGGAATGGCATGAAGAAACAAATCGTACCCAACGCACCGGAGGTCGAAGCCGCTGTGCTCGGCGCCTTGATGTCCGAGCCCAACATGATCGACGAGGTCACCGGTCTGCGCGACGAGTTGTTCTTCACGCCCGCGCACCAGCTTGTCTTTGCGACCATCCGCGACATCCGCAGCAGCGGTGGCGTGCCGAACGTCATCGCTGTCACGCAAGTCATCGATGCCGCCGGCCGCAGTGAATTTGTTGGCGGTCCCGGCGTCCTCACCGAAATGCTTTCCAAGTCTGCCGGCGGTCCCGCTGCTGTGGAATACCATGTGCAGACCCTGCGCGACCTTCACGCGCGCCGCAGCATCCTGAGCGCCGCGCAGAACATGCTCGCTGCGGCAGCCGATATGTCGCAACCGGCGGACGATGTCCTACAGCACGCTGGAGAGTCAGTGCTTTCGCTTTCCCTCGGCGCATCCACCGACAGCATGCGTCCAGCCAGCGCCATCGTGCCAGGAATGCTCGACGAATTGGAGAAGCTGATGACGCCCGGGCAGAAGCTCGGCGTCGAGACCGGCATCAAGGCATTCGACTACATGACCGGAGGACTGCGCGGAGGCCAGCTCACCATCGTTGCCGGTCGTCCGGCCATGGGCAAATCGGCCTTCATGCTCAACATTGCCGAGAACATGGCCCGCAGAGGCGTTCCGGTTCTCTACTTCTCGCTCGAGATGCCGGCCAACGAATTGAGCACCCGCGTTGTGCTCTCCCGCGCCGAGACCAACATCGAAGTGATCCGCAACGGCTTCCTCGATGCCGCCAGCAAGCGCCGGATCATGGATGCCTCCGCGCAGTTTTCTTCCGAGCCTATGTATGTGGATGACCGCGGCGGTCTAACCATGCTGGACATCCGCGGGCGCGCTCGCCTTGCCGTCCGCCGCTGGGGAGTGAAGTGCATCTTCGTCGATTACCTGCAGCTCGTCTCGCACACCGGCGCCCAGTCGCGTGAGAACGAAGTCGGCTTTGTTTCGCGCGGGCTCAAGGCGATGAGTATGGAGTTGAACATCCCGGTCGTTGCCGCCGCCCAGGTCAACCGCAAGGCCGAAGACCGCAGCGACAACCGCCCAAAAATGTCCGATCTGCGCGAGTCCGGCAGCATCGAGCAGGACGCCGACCTCGTCTGCTTGCTGCATCGCCCCTGCTACTACGCAGCAGATCAAGAAACCGAGCCCGATCCGCAGGACGCCGAGTTGATCTTGGCCAAGCACCGCGCCGGAGCCACCGGCAAGGTCAACTTGGTTTGGCGTCCTCGCCTCACCCGCTTTGAGAACGCCGCCCTCGGCAACCGGATGACAGACGGCGAGGTCTTCGCGCCTTCACCCAAACTCTGGGAGGCGATCAACGAATGATCAACTCCCGCCAGAAAGGCGCCACGTTCGAGCGCGAGGTCGCCAAGGCGTTGACCGCCGAAGGTTTTCCGGCAAGGCGCGGCGCACAGGTCACGCAAGGGTCTTGGGGGCTCTCTGCGCCTGACGTGATTGTGCCGTGCCTGCCGGACTTTCACTTCGAGTGTAAGCGCCACGGTCGCGCTCGCTTCGACCTAGATGCAGCGATCAGCCAAGCCGAGCGTGACGCCACGTTCCCGCAGATCGCTGCGGTCATCCATCGCAAGGACAACTGCCGAAAACTCGTCACGCTGACTTTCGAGGACTTCTGCAAGGTGCTCCGCAACTCCGACTTTCCTATCCAACCAAAACAACCAACCGAATAATATGGCATCAAAAACCGTAACAACACCCGCGGGCATTGCTCGCTACCCTCACCTCAACGCGCCCGACCGCAAATACGCAACAACGGAAGCTCCGCACGGCGTATATAAAGTCAACTTGGAGATGTCCAACGAGGACGCCGCCAAGTTCATTGAAGCGATTGAGGGCAGCTTCAGTGAGTTCGTCGCCGAGAAAAAGCGCGAGCTGAAGAAAGACAAAATCAAGCTGTATGACTTCCCTTGGGCAGAAAACGACGGCATGACACAACTCAAGCTCAAGGTCAAAGCCATGGGCAAGACCAAGGACGGCGAGGAGTATTCTCGTCAGCCCAAGATCTTTGGGGCTGATGGCAAACCGCTCGAGGCCAACATCGGCGGCGGCAGCCGCATCAAGGTCGCTGTGGTGCCTTACTTTTGGTACACGGCACAACTCGGCGCCGGCATCACCCTGCAGCCGAAAGCTGTTCAGGTGCTCGACCTCGTCACCTGGGGCGATGGCGCAAGCGCCCAGTCCTACGGCTTCGATGTTGAAGAAGCGCCACGCTCCGCGGTCAAAAACGGAACCAATGACAGCGAGGAGTCAATCGAATGGTAACGCAATGGGAAACTCTAGCGGAGTGCGCTGAAAGACTAAGCGTTAGCAAGCGGCATCTGCGCGGCCTAATGGATCAAGGTCACATCCCGTTTTACCGCATCGGGAAGCGGCGCCTCGCTTTAGATCCACGCGAGGTTGATCGGGCCATTGAGGAAAAGTTCCGTCAAGGAGCCAAATAATATGCCAAGCAAAACACCACGCAAGGCAACTTCACGCAAGGGCAAGGCGACTCCGGTCGCCGAGCCCGAGCGCTTCACCGCGGACGGCAAGAAGATCGTCAAGTTGCAGAAGCTCCGGTCACACCAGAAATACCTGCTCAAAGACGGCACGCAAGTTCCCGGCGCCAGCACAATCGCCAAGCTCGGCGATGACGGCTCCTCGCTCATTCACTGGGCTTGGGATCTCGGCAACCGCGGCATCGACTACCGGAAGGCACGCGATCAGGCGGCTGACATCGGCACCATCGCTCACTTCCTGATCGAATGCTTCCTGCACAATCACGAAGCCGACCTGTCGGAGTTCTCCGCGGCCGACATTGAGAAGGCGCAGATGGCTTTCCGCAACTTCAAGACATGGTGGGATGGCGAAGGTCTGACCATTATTGAGCCGGAAGTGCAGCTCGTCAGCGAGCAGTGGCTCTTCGGTGGAACCATCGATGCGCCGTCCCGGGATAAGGACGGCAAGATCGTCCTGCTCGACTGGAAGACCAGCAAAGGCATCTGGCCCTCGCATAAATTCCAGCTCGCTGCCTATGAGCAGCTATGGAACGAGCGCCGACCGGACATGAAGGTGCAGCGCCGGGGCGTTGTCCGCATCGGCAAGGAGTCCGCGGACGACTTCGAGGTTGCCTGGATGTTTAGCTCGGAGCCCGAGTGGAGCGTATTCCGCGCACGCCTAGACCTCTACTACGCGCAGCTTCGTTATAAAAAAGCCGCTTAGTTTGTAATGCCTCAACGCAAGTCCATCCGAATCATCCGCCGCAAACTCGGCCGCGAAAAGGCTGATGGGCTGACCATGGGCGATGGGAAAGTCTACATCGACCCGCGGCAGTCCGGTGCGGATGAGTTGGACACGGTTTTGCATGAGCTGCTGCACCATGTTTGCCCCGACATGAGCGAAGAGGCTGTCGCCGAGAAGTCCGCCGTGATGGCGAGGTCGATGTGGAGAGACAAGTGGAGGCGCGTCCACGAATGACCGCCGCCGGATTCATCCTCATCGGCCTCGCTGCCGGCATGATGATCGGCGCCCTCGCCGCTTACGGCTTCATGTTCGTCTGGGCGGTCAAATACGGAAAAGAAAACGAAGGAGAAGAATGAAAAAAGGACTATACGCAAACATCAACGCACGCAAAGCCGCTGGCACATCGCGCCCGAAAAGCAAATCAACCGTGGACCCAAAGGTCTACTCAGCGATGAAAGCGCAGCGCGGCGACTTTAAGCCCAAGAAAAAGTAATGGCCGGCAAGGGTGACACGCCGCGCAAGGTTGACGGCGAGAAGTATCGCAAAAACTACGAGGCGATCTTCACCAAGAAGACCAAGAAACCAAAGAAATGACATCCGCCGTCCTCATTGCCCTGGTTGGGCTGATCTATTTCGCTGTCGCGGTCGATCTCGGCCTCGTTCAGCACAAGTTTTGGCACGGATTGATCTGGTTTGGCTATGCGGTGGCCCAGATTGGGCTTTGGAAGATCACGATAGCGCACTGATTTATGACAAGAGCAAGAGACATGTGGGATTTGACCATCGAGCCGGATGATCCGGCCCCGGTGAAGACGAAGATCAAGGCGGCGAAGTCGCTTTTGCAGGAGGCTTTTGGCGAGCGGTCTGCGGATCGCATCAAAAAAGGCGGCAAACTGCTCAAGGCGATCGCCGAGCGTAAGGCAAAGAAATGACTTTAACTGACGGCATCAAAGGTTCTGCAGCGGTCGTGGTTGCTATGTGGTGTGGCGAAAACCGGCCGAGAAGCAGTGGTGTGAACCAGCGGAGGCGACTGCAGCGAACCTCCGCGCCGTCACATATTTGATGATCCACGAATTCCAGCGCATCGTCCCGGTGGAAACGCCGGTCGGCTACGGCAGCCTGCTCTACGTTGAGTCCGGCGGGCCGCTGTCGAATGACATCTTCGCTGTTGTGCTCGAGGACGGCGGCAAGATCCGGCACTTCCGCTCGGATCAGGTGAATGTTTTGGAGAATCCGACGATGGACATCGTGGGTCAGGAATCTAAGGGCGCCGGCAAGGCTTAACAAAACGGTCTGGGGAGACCGTGCGCTGACCTGTCGGCGCCCTTTTACAACTTAGGAGAGGGGCGCCGCGGAGACGGCGCAGAGGAATGGAAGAGAACGCACATAAGTCGCGCTTTAAGCCGACCCAACATCCGGTCATGCAGATCGACGCCGATCTGCTCGCCAAGCTGGGGCCGGAGAAGGGCTGGGAATACTTAAAGACGAGAGAAGAGCTGATCGCGCGGGAGGCCGCCGATCCGTTCAGATTCGGCTACGTCCCGCCGGTCTGGAAGCGCGCCAGCGAGCTACTTGAGAAGCACCGCGAAATCCTCGTCATGGGCGGAAACCGCAGCGGAAAGACTGAGTGGGCAGCCAAGGAAGTCATCAAGACGCTGTACAGCAAGCCCGGAGCAGTCGTCTGGTGCTTTCAAACGACCGCTCCAAACTCAATCGAGTTGCAGCAGCCTCGCGTCTGGAAATACATGCCGCCGGAGTGGCGCAATGCCAGAAAATCACAGGTCACAAATATAACCTATTCGGTGAAGGGAGGGTTTACAGAGGCCAAATTCGTGACACCCCAAAACAGCATATGCGTCTTTCGCAATTACGCCCAAGACCCAAGCACGATTGAGGGCGGTGAGGTTGACATGTGTTGGTGCGACGAGCTGGTGCCCTTGGATGTCCTCGAGACGCTCCGGTTTCGCCTAGTAGACCGCAACGGCAAGCTCGCCGTGACATTCACGCCGGTGCAGGGCTGGTCGCCGACCGTTGCGGACTACCTGAGCGGCGCCAAGAACGTGCAGGAGGCTGACGCCGAGCTGTTGCTGCTCAAAAACGACAAGGGCGAAGTCTCTGGCTACGAGAAGGTGCCGGTCGAGCAGATCAATCCGAAGGGCCGGCCGATCATTTACTTTCACACGCAGAGCAATCCTTGGGCTGGTTGGTCGCGCATGCGCAAGGAGCTGCAGAGCGAGACCAAGGAAAAGATCCTCACGCGCGCGTATGGCGTGCCGACAAAAGCTATCGCCGGCCGCTTCCCGCTCTTCAATCCCAAGGTGCATGTCATCCGCGCCGCGGACGTTCCGCAGGGCACTCGCTACCACTGGGTCGATCCGGCGAGCGGCAAGAACTGGGCAATGATCTGGACTGTCTTTGATCCATCCGGTCGCATCATCGTATACCGCGAATGGCCGAGTCAGACCGACTACATTGAGGGAGTCGGCTATGCCGGAGAGTGGGCGCTGCCGGACGGAAAGCTGCTAGACGGTCGCCCTGGTCCGGCGCAGGCCGACTTCGGATTCGGTCTGCAGCGTTACGCCGAGGAGATCCGGCGCGTCGAGGACGGCGAAGAGATCTACGAGCGCTGGATGGACAGCCGCTATGGTCACGCCCGCACGCTGGCCAAGGAGTCTCCGACAACCCTGATCGACGAGATGGCCGAGCTGGATATGCACTTCACGGCAACCCCGGGCGATAGCATCGATGAAGGCGTCAGCATGATCAACGATGCGCTGTCATACAACCCCGAAAAGCCGGTGGACGCGCGCAACCAGCCGCGGCTCTACATTTCGGAGAACTGCAAAAACGTCATCTACGCGCTGCAGACTTATACTGCGGCTGACGGTAAGCGCGGCAGTGTTAAAGACTGGATCGATCTTCTGAGATACGTCTGCCTCTCGGACGCCATGTTCGTGGACGGCGGAACAATGAAAAGCCGCGGAGGCGGCAGCTACTGAACCATGAAAATAGACAAAGCAAAAATGGCGTGCAACAAGCCGCGCCGCACACCTAGCCACCCAACCAAGTCGCATGTCGTCAAAGCCTGCGGCGACGATCTGCCGGTCGGCGGCAAGTTGATCCGCTTCGGCCAGCAAGGAGTGAAGGGTTCGCCGGACGGCAGTGCGCGCAACAAGGCATTCAAAGCGAGGCACGCCAAGAATATTGCCAAAGGCAAAAGCAGCGCGGGTTATTGGGCCGCGAAGGTCAAGTGGTAGCGTGACTACGCTCGACCGCCGTCAGCCACCGCCGCCGGAAGACTGGGCGTGTTGCCCGAATGGTCACCCGCTCTGCCAAGTGTGCGACAAACCGCTCACCCATAAATTTCTCCGCGATCCGCAACTTGGGCCGTGCTGCCTCGAGTGTGCGCCACACGTTATAGCAGCCGACAAACTCCTGTATTGGATGAAGCTAATCAAATGAACATATGTCTACGCCGTAAACATGTCCTCAGCGACATGTATAAAAAACCCGAAGATTTCGACACATCCGCCGCGCTGGCCTTCCCGCGCGAGACGGCACCGGCGGCATTCGTTGCCGTCATGCTCAATCTGCAAGACCGCATTGCCGACGCCACGCTGCTCGCCAGCAACATGGCCACCGCAAAAGACCCCGGCCTGCTCGCCCACGCCGCGGGGCAATTGAATGCGCTGCAGGAGCTGTGGGACGACATTGAAGCCAAGCGCGCAGAGGCGAGTAAGTTGGCATAGATGTCGCGGTTCTGCCATAGTGCGGCCATGCGAAAGGACAGAGCACACTTTCTGGCTTCACTTAGCTTCTTGGTTGTCTACGCAAGCATCATGGCAACGCTGTGGACGGCGGTTGGCGCTTACGTCGGGGATTCACATTGGGGCTGGATTGTGCTGTCCGCCGCCGTCCTAGTAGCAGGGTTTGCCAGCACGCTCTACTTCGACAGGAAGTGGATGCGGTAGTTGTCGTAAAACGTCATTAATGACGAATTAAGGTGGGCGGTTTGTGATAACTCGTCATTTCTGACGCATTAACAGCATAGTAATTATGGCATTCGTGCAAAGGGTGGGGACAATTTGCCGCCCCCCTTTAAAATAGTGCTGGACATTTGTACAGCAGTGTGAGAAGATAGTTGTATCAACGTGGAGTCGCGCCCTCATGGCGCATCGGTGTTGGTCGGACTGGTAGACGGACTACCTGGCACTACTTGGAGGTTTATCCATGGCGGAAGGACAAGCGGCTACGGCCGCAGGAGAAGGCAAGTCGGATGATTTTATGGCGTTAGTCCTCGAGGAGGTCGGCGGAAAGCCGGTCGCCGCAGAGGAACAACAAAAGCCGGAATCCGACGAGATCATTGACACGACTGACGAAGACAAGGAGCCCGAGGCCGAAAGCGCCGAGGAATCCGAAGATTCGGGAGAAGAAAAAGCAGAGGACGAGGACTCCGACGAGGACTCCGAGGACGAGGCTGACAAGGACGACGAGGACAAGGACGAAGCGCCGTCGCAGGACAAGATCCAGAAACGGATCGACAAACTGACCGCGCAGAAAAAGGAAGCCCTTGAAAAGGCCCAGTCCCTTGAGACCGAAAGCGCGCAGGCCAAGGCTCGCATCGCCGAGCTGGAAGCCCAGATCAACGAATCCGCGCGACCGGTCCTGACGCCTACCGCCGAGAACCCTCTGGCCGACGTGGACACACCGGAAGCGCTTGAAGCGAAAATCAAGAGCGCGCAGGAAGTCCGCCGATGGGCGCTGAAAAATACTGACGGCGCCACCGTCCGCAAGCCGGATGGCAGCGAGGTCTACCTCGACGCCGACCAAGTGAAGGACTATTTGCTCAAGGCCGACGACGTTCTCACCATCCACGCCCCAGCCCGCAAAGAATGGCTGTCCCAGCGTGCGCCGGCCGTAGAAGCGGCCAAAAACATCTTCCCCGAAATGTTCCAAAAGGGAACGCCTATGCAAAAGGCGTTTGAGGCCACGGTCAAACAGGCACCGGAGCTGCTCAAGATCCCCCAAGCAGAATACTGGGTTGGTTTGGCTCTTTACGGAGAGCAGCAACTCATGGCCAAGCAACAAGCGGAAGCCGCCAAGGCAAAAGCCGCCAAGAAAGTCTCGTCAGCCAAGTCAGAAGGAAAACTGCCTACTCCCGCGCAACCAGTCAGCTCTGCAAAGACTTCCACCAAGGGCACTGTCCGCAGGGACGTGCGAGACAGAGTTCTGTCGGGCGCCGGTGGTCTTGATGACCTCGAGGCGTTCGTTTCCGACAGGCTCTTCGGATAACGAACCTAAAACCAAGAAAGACCAATTATCATGCCTAGCACTGCAGGGGCTCTGTTTCCCGCAACCGGCAACCGCGAGGATCTCCTCGATGTGTTGACCGTTGTTGACGCGAAAAACACGCCCATCTCTTCCAGCATCGCCCGCACCGCGGCCGATCTCTCCAATCCCGGCGTCTACAGCTACCTCGCCGATTCGTACAATGCTCCTTCCACCGATGGTGTGTTGAGCAATGCGGACGTTGAGAGCTACGACGATCCGACCAAAAACCGCGTTCTCCTCTCGGCCCGCGCCCAGAAAGTGCGCCGCACCGTGCGTGTGGACGACTTCCAGGCCAACATCGCCGACGTTGCCGCTATCGGCAAGCGCAAGGAAATGGCGCGCGCAACGGCCAAGGCTCTTACGGAAATCAAGCGCGACGTTGAGGCGATCATCTCGTCCGACAACGAATCGCAGGAGCAGTCCGGTGCCAATCCCTACAAGACCCGCGGTCTTGGCAAGTGGATCGCTACCTCCGGCTCCCAGACTGATTTGCCGGTCCCGGCATCCCAGGCTACGCCGAGCGCCAGCATTAACACGACTGCCACGACCTCTCTCACCGAGAGCAACCTGCAGGACGTGCTTCAGAGCATCTACGAGCAGACCGGAACGACCGACCGCTTGGTCGCCGTTGTCGGCCCTCGCTTGAAGAAGGCTATCACCAACTTCACCCGCTTCACGGTCAACAGCACCAGCAACGTCTTCAATCTGCGTCAGACCACGCAGAACGCCGAAGCTGGCCGCTTGGTCAGCCATGTCTCGTTCTACGAGGGTGACTTCTCGACCGTTGAAATCGTGCCCAGCCTTCTTTTGGCCAACACGGTTGCTACCGACAACGAGAAGTTCGCTCGCGGTTACATCCTCAACGCCGACCATATCGCACTGCGTTATGGCCGTCGTCCTCGCTTCCAAGAGCTTGAGGACATGGGTGGTGGCCCGCGTGGGCTCATCGATTGCATCGTGTCGCTCGCTTGCTACAGCCCGAAAGCCATGGGCAAGTTCGCTGCGACTTCCTAGTCCAACAATTAACGAAGGAGAATAAATCAGATGCAACTGTTTGAATTGCCCATCGAAACCAAAGCCAGCACTGGCTTTTCCCATAAGGCCATCGTCACGCACAGCGACCTCACGGTCACGACTGCGGACGCTGACCAGACCATTGAGCTTCTGTCCGTTGCCGCCGGCGACGTTGTCGAGAAGGCTGCCATCAAGTTGGTAACTCCGTTTGAGGATCTCTCGGACACGGCCCTCAACGACACGCAAGTCCAGCTCGGCGACGGTGGAGACACCGACCGCTTCGTCACGGCGACCCAAGTCAACGACAACGGCACCGAGGTCTACTACAAGTCGCACGCCAACACTACGGCGTACGCTTACACCTCGGCCGACACGGTTGACCTCTTGGTTGAGTCTATGGCTGCCAAGTCGCTTGTCGATATTGATGCCGGTGAACTTCACGTTTACCTGAGCATCACCAAGCTCTCGGCGATCTAAGCGTCTTAACACACTGCGGCCCTCTTCGGAGGGCTGCAGCAGTTAGGATGTCAGCGGAACTATTCAGCGACCTTGTCGCTGATCTGGGAGAAGAGATGTCGTTCCTCGTCGCCGAGGAGCTGCAGCGCGGTTGGCAGGCCGACAAAGTCCTCGCCGCCGTGGAGGCTGCCAAGATCAAGCAACTCAACGACCAGATCGAGCACTGCACCGTGGAAGGTCTCGGTCAGCACGTCATGGATGTTCCGGCCGACGCCTACTTCGCCTGGAAGAAACATCTCGGCGACGGCTGCTGGGGCGACCGCTCATTTCGCGACTGGTTCCGCAAGCACAACCCCGAGACCGCAGTCAACTACACGCCGCGCAAGACCACAGTCCTCGTCCCATGAAGCTAGACCAAGATCAAATCACCGGCTTCCTGCGGGACATCGATCAAGCCGACGCTGACGGCTCAACGTACATTCAGCGGAAGCTGCGCAACTGGAACACGCGCTACTGCATCTGGCCCGGGCAATCCGAAGACGGCCGCAAACACAAGGGCGCTCTTGGGCAGCAGCCATTCCCATTCGACGGCAGCAGCGACGTTCGTATCCGGCTCGCGGACATGCTGATTTCAGAGCGGGTGACCATGTTGGTCTCCGCATTCTTCAAGGCGCGCGTGCAGGTGCAGCCGGTTGAGTCCATGGACATCGACAAGCGCCAAGCCGCGGAAGCCGTGCTCAAGTGGCTCTTGTTCCAACATTGTTTGGACGATCTCCGCAGGGAAGTCCGACTCGCCGCCGAGTTCCGCGAGACCTACGGCCTCGCCGTCATGGCCATCGACTGGGTCAAGACCACGCGCACTGAAGTCAAGAGCTTCAGCATGGACGACGCCATGGCGATGCTGCAGGAGACCCAAGATCCCAACCTGCAGGCGCTCCTTGAAGTCGTCCTTGATCCCGAGCAGGAGGAGCTGGCCGCGCAACTCATGGGCGAAGTGATCCCCGAGCTTGGCAAGGTCAGTAAGGTCCGCCAGTTCCGCGAAAAGGGATTTGTCGAGTGGGAAAGCCCATACATCTTTGAGTCCAAGCCGGTCTGGCAGGCTTTGGAACCTTGGGAAGACATCATCTTTCCGATCCAGACCTGGAGCCTGCAGCGCGCACCATTTGTCGCCCGCCGGGAGCTTGTCACCGAGGTCGAGCTGCGCGAGCGCGCCGCACTGGAAGGCTGGGACGAGGAATGGACCGACCGTGTCGCCAAGTTCAAGGGCGAGCTTCGGCGCGTCAGCATGAACATCCACCGCACCGATCAGTTCCTCTACGAGCAGCTTCGGGACATGATCGAAATCTGGCACGTCTACCGCAAGGAGATCGACGAGAAGACCGGCGCCGTCCGCGTTACCCGCACCGTGATGTCCTACAACGTGACCGACAAGGTCGCCATCCACGACATCCTGCCGTATGCCCACGGCCAGTATCCTTTTGTCGAACTAAGCCGCGAGCGCACCACGCGCCCGCTGCTTGAGTCCCGCGGCATCCCCGAGATCGTCCAGACGGCGCAGGAAGAAATCAAGGTGCAGCGCGACTTCCGCGTAGACCGCGCGTCCATCAGCATCCTGCCGCCGGTGCGCGTGCCGGCCAACCGCGGAAAGTTCGATCTGGTGCTCGGACCCGGCATGCAGATTCCCGAAAGACGCCAAGGCGAAGTCTCATGGATGGAGCCGCCGCGCTTTGACCAAGGCAGCATTGAAGTCGAAAACGCCACGCGCCTTGACGTTAACACCTACTTCGGACGCATGGCTGACGGCGTAGCGCCTCAGCTTTCTATGCTGCACACCCAGGAGCTGATCGATGGTTGGCTCTTGGACATGAAGCTCTGCGTAATCCAGACGATGGCGCTGGCGCAGCAATACATGACTCCCGAGGAGGTCGCGCGCGTGACTGGCAACGCGCTGCCGTTCGCAGCCAGCCCGCAAGACATCCGTGGGCGCTTTGA